GTAACCTATACCTCTGGCACAACTGCCAAGGCCACCGTTACAGCCGCAGGTCTGGTTGAGGGTAAGGCCGTAGGCTCTTCAGTGATCACCGCAAGCATCACCGTGGACGGTAAGTCTTACACCGATACTTGCACCGTGACCGTTGAGGCCGCAGAGTAATTGAGTGAGTGGATTTTCGTAAGTCATAGTGTTTTAGGTTGAGATTATGGCAGTAGTGAGTTTGGAACTTTTCAAAAAGCACGTCAACGCTGATGATTTCACGTCCGACGATGTGTATTTGCAGCATCTTTTAGATACGGCAGAGGCACACGTTATCCGTTCGACGCACCGAACCCAGGCAGAATTGGCGCAGATGGGAGGTGGGAGTTTTCCCATTGAACTGAAACACGCCATTATGATGATCGGTGCTCATTGGTACAACCAACGTGAACCTGACAGCATCGGCCAGATGTACCAAGTTCCAGATTCGCTACAGGCCCTAATCAAACCCTTTAGAAAATTGGTAGCAGATGATAGCGGGACGAATGAAGTACAAACTGAAAATCCTGGAGCCGTCAACGGCCCCGAATGATTTCGGTGAAGAGGAAACAACCTATACGGAATTGCGAACCGTACACGCCGAGCGCGTGAAGAATACGGGCAAACGCAGTGAAGAGGTGGGTGAGCATTTCCCGGACTATCACGTAGAGTTTAACGTCAGGGACGCGCACCCCGTAGCCGAGAATTGGCGAGTGGAGCAGTTAGGCGGTTATCTCTACAACGTCGTAGCCGTTCTGCCCAATATTGACAGAGGGTATAAAACCCTGATTTGCGAGAGAGTGAACGAATAGGCCACATGACATGAATACAGCCCAATACACAGGCGATTGGACGCAGTTAGTGAGGGAGTTAAGCCCCAAGCAAATGCGTAACGCCCTGAAAAGATCGTACCGATCAGAGACAAAGACGGTGGTGGGCATTGCCCAACGCTATCTGAGGCAGACGGGAATGACCGTAAGGGGTGATCGCTCAGATTGGGAGAAAGGTATTAGAGGCCACATCTACAGCCGTGGTGGCGGTTTCCTGGTTACGGTCAAGGCACACCGGGCAAGTCTTAAACAGATGAGCCAAGGGCACCCAGGATTGAGTATGCACAAGAACCGCCGGGGATGGTACAAGCCTGTTTTGATGTGGGCAGAGGATGGTACACAGCCGAGAACTCAGAGATACAAGAGGAAAGGCTACACACCCGAAGCCCGCAAAGAGAAGGTAGGTTTGAAGAAATCCGGGGCCAGGCACTATGTAAAGACTACAGGATTATCAACGGGCCGACTGAGACGTTACGGTTTCCTGGATAAGGCAACGCCGGAAATGTACAGAGTTGTAGAAAACGATCTGGCCAACGATCTGAATGTAGCCGTTGAGAAGGTGGCAAAGAAATGTGGTTTTATTAACTGATTTAGGACATGGCAAAAACATCTTTAAGCGCAGGTATTATAATCCGTGACATTCTCACAAAGGATGCCGACGTGATGAGCATAGCAAGAAAGGTTTTCCCCGTTGTTACGGACAAGGCCGAATTGCCCTATGTGGCGTACAGGCGCACACGCTTTGAACACAATGCAGTGAAAGGGCAGAATCCCGGTGCTGATAGTGTACTCATTGAGGTGGATTGCTTTGCAAAGACATACGAAAAGAGCATTGAGTTAGCCGAGGCAGTCCGGGCAGCTCTGGATTACCAACAGGGAGAGAAAGACGGCCTGGCTATGCGCAGTTGCACGATGGCAGATGCAGAGGAATTTTGGCAGGATGATGCCTACGTCCAGGGATTGACTTTCAAAGTACAGATTTAGTAACCAATAAAAAGTAAGAATTATGGCATTACCACAGACTGGCTACATTAATGGTAGCGATCTTTTGTTAAGCGTAGGCGGCAAGGCCGTTGGCCATTGCACAAGTCACACGCTTACTTTCAACAGCGAGACCAAGGATCGTGCCGTAAAGCCCGCTGCATCCGCAGGCTATTCAAGTGGCTTGTGGAAGGGCAAGGGTGTTACGGGACTTAGTATCTCAATCAGTGCTGAGGGTTTGCGCTTCTACGGTGAGACCGAAAACGGCTATGATGAAATTGCCGCCAAGTGGGGCAAGGGCCAGGCCGTTGAGGTTAAGGCGTTCCAGCGTGAGGGCGACGAAACTCCTTACGTGGTGGGTAACTTCGTGATCGCCTCTTTGGAGGAAACAAGCCCCGCCCAGGATGATGCAACCTACTCTATCAGCCTGGAGAGCGACGGTGAGCCTTCTACCTATCCGGGTAAGGCGTAATCTTTTAATTCCGAGAGAATGAAAGATGTAAAAGTGATCATCAATAACGAGGCATACCCCTGTAGGCCAACTATGGGGGCACTGCTTCGTTTTGAGAAGGAAACAGGAAAGGACATATCAGAGGTGTTTGTGGAAGGAAAGCCCGTAGGTCTGACAGACATTTGCACTTTGATGTGGTGCTGCATTGTATCGGCATCCAAGCATGACGGCAAGGATTTTAACCTATCCCTGATGGAGTTTGCAGACAGCGTTACGCCAGAGGTTGCATTATCCTGGAATAGTGAGGTGATGGGTGATCAGATTGCCGACCAGGGCGAAGGTGCAGACGGTAGCGGTGCAGCAGGCGGTGAAAAAAAAAGTCAGTAAGCGTTACTGAGGCCCTGGCATTTGCTATTGGAGTGGTAGGGCTGAGATACGATGATTTTTGCCGTCTGGAATTGAAAGAGTTTCGCGCAGTCTGTAAGGTATTCCAGGAGCAACGCGAAGCCGACGATAAGGCTGAATGGGAACGCATGAGGCTATTAGCCACTATCGTAGTTCAGCCGCACGTCAAAGGCAAACTGACACCTCAGAAACTTTTGCCTTTCCCGTGGGAAAAGAGAGTTAAGGCGAATCAGAAGCCCGTAACAAAGGCAGAAGATAAAGCCAGGTTAGAAGCACTAATGAAACGAATAAAGGCATAAACATATAATGGCTAAAGATGTAAAATTTAACATCAAACTGAATGTGGACGGCAAAGATGTTGTCGTGCAGGCATCTACTAATGTTCAGCAACTTGCAGACAAATTAGGTGTTGTGCATGATAAGGTGACAGCCGCCGATCGTGCATTTTTTCAGTGGAGCCAGAGTGTGCAGGGCCTCAGTTCAGTTAGCAACGCCGTTGGCCAACTCAACAGCGTTTTGCAGAATATAACGGGTGATAGCATGAACTTTGCCAAGGCCATGAAACAGGCAAACACAATGGCAGGCAAAGACGCGGAAGGATTTGACAGGCTGAAAGATCAGGTAGCCGATTTGTCGAAGGAAATACCCATTGCCCGTGATGAGTTGGCCAACGGCCTCTATATGGTTGTCTCAAACGGTGTGCCGGAAGATAATTGGATTTCCTTCTTACAGAAGAGTGCCAGATCATCCGTCGGAGGTGTAGCCGATTTGGGACAGGCCGTAACCGTAACCTCTACTATCATCAAGAACTATGGCCTGGCATGGGAAGCCGCCGGGGATATTCAGGACAAAATACAATTAACGGCCAAGAATGGCGTTACGTCCTTTGAGCAACTTTCCGAGGCATTGCCAAGCGTAGCGGGTAGTGCAGCGCAGTTGGGAATTACCATTGATGAGTTAATGGCGATCTTTGCCACCTGTACGGGTGTGACAGGTAACACGGCAGAGGTGGCCACCCAATTAGGCGCAGTATTAAAGTCGCTCATTAAGCCAAGCACAGAGGCAGCGAAAGCCGCCGAAGAAATGGGCATTAGGTTTGATGCAGCCGCCATCAAGGAAGCCGGAGGTTTAGACAATTTCCTGAAATCTTTAGACCAGGCCATCAACGAGTATGCAGCCCGGACGGGTGAATTGAGCGAAACGATCTATGGCAATCTGTTTGGCAGTGCCAGGGCTTTACGTCTTTTAACCTCACTGACAGGTGAGCAGTCTGCAAAGTTTACTGAGAATATCGGTGTAATGGCTGATAGTGCAGGCACTATGGATAAGGCGTATGAGGAAATGGCAAGCACTGGCAGCGCGACCACTCAGATGCTAAAGAACCAAATGGGAGCGTTTACCGATCTCATTGCCGGAGTTGTAGGTGGCATTATGCCGTTTGTCAACTTTACGGCCCAGACAGGTATTGCCGTGATGAGCCTGGCAAGCCTGACAAAGAGCATTAAGGCCCTGAATATCCAACACGCCGTTTTGACGTTGAGAACTAAGGCCGCAGGTGCTTCAATGTTGCTTTTCGGCCTCAGTGCCAACAGGACAGCCGTATTTACCAGGGTGTTCAGTGCCGCTTTGAAAACGGGTGCATATTCGGCTACCGCTTTCAAGATCGCATTGAAGGGCCTGATGATTACGACGGGTGTAGGAGCCGTGATCGTAGGCGTTACAAGCCTGATCGAGTATTTTGTTACCAAGACAGATGAGGCTACCGAAGCCACAGAGCAATTCAATGAGGCAGAGGAAGCATTTAAGGATAAGTTTGCCGAAGTCGAAGTAGCCCTGAATCAGGAAATCCAGAATCTTTCGGAACTGATCAAGGCCAAAAAGGACACCACCGAAGCCGTTAACCATCTTAATGAGGCATACGGTGACATTTTCGGAACCCATAACACAGCAGCCGATTGGTACGACACTCTGACAAAGAAGAGTAAGGACTATTGCACCCAACTTGCATTGGAGGCCAAGGCAAGCACCCTAAACGCCCAGATCAGCAAGAATAATGCTGAAATCCTGGTTAATGCGGAGAAGAAAAAGGCATTGCAGGCAGCAGGCAAGGATAAGGAAACCCATTTCATTTCTAATGGTACTGCAACAGGTGGCATTAAGACTACATCATATTCAACACCTACAGCAGAATGGGAAGCCTTAGAGGATGCAGATGCCAAACTCCTTGCAGAGAATAAGAAACTACAGGCTGAGTTGGCCAACACTGAGGGAGCCGCCAAGAGACTTGCAGCGAGCATCCAGGGTGCAGGAACCCAGGGAACGCAGGAGTTGAAGGTGGCACAAATGAATCTGCAACAGGTGAAAGCCGCCCTGGAACGTAACGAGGAAAAGGGTAAGAAGATCACCGATCCTAAAGAACTTGCCGCCCTCAAAAAGTCCAACGATGAACTGAAAGCCAGAAAGAAATACTTAGAGAACTTGCAGGGCATTGGTACAACCACCACAGGAGGCCATAAGAAGGTAGCCGTGGCGAATCCAAAGACCTATGAGGAACTGAGTACCAATATTGAAATCTACAAAAAGAAACTGACCGGGGCAGACAACGCCGAGCAAAGATCAATCCGTGAGAAAATCGCAGGTTGGGAAAAGCAGAGGCAGGCCATTGAATTAGCACAGAAAGCCGCCGCCCGCCCCGCTGAGATAAAGACCTTACAGGACGTTAGCAAGGAACTTGAATATCTGAGGGCATTACGTCAGCAGGCAGCAGCCGAGCAGATCAGCGACATTGACAAGCAGATCGCCGCCGTTGAGTTGTTGCAGGCGCAGATGGAACGCCCGGCCAAGTTGGAAACCTTGCAGGACATTGATAAGGAAATCGCCTATCAGCGTAAGTTGAGGGCGCAGGCCAACCGTGAGGCCCTGGCAGGCATTGACGCAGAGATCAGCCGCCTACAGGTTTTGCAGTCGCATATTGAACACGCCGCCGTGATCGATACGCCGGATGAGCAACTGAAAACCTATGAGCAGTTGAACATCAAACTTTCGTACTATAACGATTTGCTCAATACTGCCACCGTCGAGAGCCGCCCGAAGATACAGGCGCACATTGACAGCCTCAATAAGATCAAGAAAGGTTGGGATGATGCTTTGGCCGCTATGAATAAACCCGTAACGGTTGGTGCAGCCAAGAGCATTGAGGAATTAGACGAAGCCATTAAGTATTACCAGGCTTTGCAGTCGAAGCAAAGCACCGATGAGATTGCCAATACTCAGAGGATCATTGAGGCGTATGAGGCCAAGAAAAAGGCTATGCAGAGAGGTATTGAAATTCCCTCTATGCAGAAAGAGATTGCCGAGATTAACGCTTTGACGGGCCGCGAATACAAGTTGAAGATCAAATCAATGGGCTTTGACGAACTGACTGAGAAGATTTATGAACTTCGCAGGCAGTTGGCCGATCTGGATAACCCTGTAACGGGTGAACAGAGAAAGGACATTGAGCAGATCATTGCAACCTATGAGAAATGGCGCAGTCAGACGATTAACACTTTCAGTACGTTCAAGTCTGGTTGGGATGGAATCAAGGGTGTTGGCAGTGGCATTGAAAGCATTACAAACGCCCTTGAAGGTAACGGTAACGCCTGGCAGGTGGTAACGGGTATCGTTGATGGTTTTATCCAGATTGCCGAGGGAATCCAGACCATTATAAGCATCATTGATCTGTTGACAACCGCCACCACAGCCCACACGGTAGCGAAAGCCGCCGAGAGTGCAGCCATTGTTACGGCCACCACAACGCAGGGTGTTGAGGCAGCGACACAAGAGGTTGCAGCAGCCGCCGCCATTCCCACGATCTTAGCAAACAAAGCATTGACGGCAAGTTATGTGCAGCTTGCATCCGCTATGTATATGGCCGCACACGCCTATATCCCGTTTGCAGGTTTTGGAATCGGTGCAGGTTTTTCAGCCGCCGCCGTTGCATTGGTACAGGCTATCGGCCTGATGCCGTTTGCAGAGGGTGGTGTGGTTTCAGGCCCCACGATGGCCCTGATAGGTGAGTATGCGGGTGCAAGCAATAACCCGGAAGTGGTGGCCCCTCTGGATAAGTTACGCAGTATGATCGAGCCGAGCGTTTCACACGTTGAGGTGACGGGCAAGATCAAAGGCCGTGACATTGTGTTAGTTCAGGAAAAAGAAATGAATCACCGTAAGCGCAGTTAGTATATGGCAATGGCATTACGATATATGGGTGAGTTTCTGAGCCGCAAAGGTGTGGTTTGGCGAGTAGAGATATTGCAGGATAATTATTCTGGCAATGTCGGCCAACTTACTTTTGAGGCTGATGAGGCTTTGGTGATTAATTGGAAGCATACCGACAAGGAAGAGGTTATTTGTGGCAGTGAGGCCACCTTGAAGATAGAAAGCCCCGGTGATCGCACCTATGAGGACTTATATACGATTGAGGTTGGCAAAATCCGTATGGACGTTTACCGTGAAAACAGCCTCTATTGGAGTGGTACGTTAGACCCTGAGTTTTACGAAGAACCTTATGAGAAAGCCAGGTACTATGTAGTGACTTTGACGTTTAGCGATTTCGGTATTTTGGATCGTCTGAAATACAACCTTTCAGGGATGCAGACGTTAGAGGCCATTTTGCTTGATGCCATAGACCGTAGCAAGGTTTGTGCAAGCCTGTTGGCCAATTCGTATTGCACCACCTACTTTGCAGGTACGAACACAAAGGCCATGCTATCCGCTTTGTCAATGCGCAGCGAAAATTTCTACGATGAGGATGCAGAGCCAAGCACCTTGAAAGAGGTAGTGGCAGGCATTTTGCAACCCCTGGCTATGAAGATGATACAGCGTAACGGCCACATCTACATTTTCGATCTGAATGGTTTGTACACCCTGGCACAGAGCCGGGCAATTACCTGGGACGGTGATAGTCAGACAATGGGAGTTGACAAGGTGGCCAATAACGTAAAGGTCAACTTTTCGCCTTATTCGTCAGCAGAGTTATTGAGCGGCGAATTGGAATACGGCGGTGAGTATTCCGTAGAAATGGTAAACCTGTTAGCGGAACCCGGACACGGCTATTATTCTTACTATCCTGACTATTCGGAAGAACACAGGCAGGGCGGTAATTGGGATTACAACCTAATTAACTTTACCATCTTTTTGAGTACACAGGGTAAGGGCTTACGCTATTTAAACCCAATGTGTAGGTATTGTCATATTCTGCCTTTGGTGGGAGGCCCAAGTGAAACGACGGCCATAGCTTATGATTTCCGTAGCGGTGGGCATGGTAGCTTAGATACAGGTTGGCCAAAGCATATCTTACAGAATGGCGGTGTTACCAAAGAACAGGCAACACAGATAATGCAAACGCACAGGGTGTTTTTGCCTACGCTATCGTCAGAGGGCCAAAAGTCATACTATGTACGTCTTAGCATGGAAATGCTGTTGGATGCGCGTTATAACCCATTTACTGACGGTACAAACGAGGGTAACGAAGCCGGCAACTATAATGAAATGAAAGTCTATACGGGCTATGCTTTCGTACCTATTGCCGTTAACCTGTATGATGTAGAGGGTACAGCCATTTGCCATTATGTCAATAGCCATAATGCAAAAGGCGCGTGCAAGGGCCACTTAGGATATGCTAAAGGCCGTTGGGATAGCGGTGCGGCCTCTTTTGGTGATGCTTATTTGGAATATTACGACCCTAACGACCTTGAAAATAACGCTGGTATCTTAGGTTGGAAAGCCAATAGGCATTGCATTGGCAGGCCAAGTCAATTTAATATATCCATCTATGACAGCTTTAAGAAGATGGCAGACGGTGAGTATATACCATATCCTACGCAAGGCGGTTATTTGGAGATAACCGTTTATAAGGGCGTACAGTGCTTTGACTATGTGAGTTGGCGCAGTCCTTTTGATGGTGGTTTTGAATCCGATTGGGATGCTTGCGAAAGATGGACTGATAGGGGCCTGTATGGTAAGGCGCGTTGGTTGCTTTATAAGGCCCCAAAGATAGAATTGGTAAAGAACAATTTGGTATTTGATGCAGCCGAGTTGGACGATGTGGAATATTCAGGTTACATCAACAAACACGCCAAAGAGGAAATCAGCATTGACACGGTTTGCGGAACGGCCAACACAACTTGCCCAACGGCAAAGGGTATCTATTGCCGTGCATCTGACAGCCTCCAAATCCAACAACTGAAAAGGGCAGGTGTGACAGATCACCCGGAGAAACTTTTGATTGGTACGCTTTACAGCCAATACGCCACCAGGCACACGACGTTGGAAGGTGAGGCCGTCATTGATCCAGGCGGTTTGTGCAAGTACACAGAGCAGAACCAACCGGGCAAGGTGTTTATGATGTCCGAGGAACAACAGGACGTTATTACGGACACTACGCAGGCCGTCTATACGGAACTAAGTCCCGATGAGTACGATGCAATAGAAGAGGTTAACAATTAGAGCGTAAGAGGTATGAATAAACATTATACATCAGTAACTACCAACCGAACACCACGCCCCCGTAGTAAGAGACTAAGGGAGCAGGGTATTGGCAGCACTAACAGCACGGTAGTTTTGAACGCTGAGACGGGAGGCGGTGGCACATCAGGCGACGGCCACACCCACCTCAACAAAACCACGCTCGATAAGATTGTCAACATTGACGGTGACGGTTACGAGTATGTAGAGCACTTGCAGGAAACTACTACAACCGATCCTGAGACAGGGCAGCAGACAACGGAGTATGAAAAAAGGACTGACAAGGTTAAGGCCGGATATGCTGATCTGGCTTATGACCTGGCAGAAGATAGCCCCGCCGCCCGCCGTTTCCTCAGTCGCATAGCCGATGATATTGCAGAGGGCCGTATCACTTTCCAACAGGGATTGACCACTATAGGAATCGCCATATTCAGAGGCGAAGCGCACTATGGTACTTTCATCAGATCGCTATATGCAGGATCGGGCGCAGGTATTGACCCACAGGGAAATGCAGAATTTGAAAGTGTCAGGGTACGCACATACTTTGAGGCAGTCGAATTGATCATTAACCGCCTGACAGCCATAGACGGTGATCAATTATTAACTGAGGGTGATACCATTGACCGGGTAGAAGATTTGGGTAATGACACTTACGGCCTCTACCTGCATCCGAAATGGGAGGGATATTTCACCGCCATTTCAGCGGGCAGTGTGTTGAAGGGTATTATTAACAACCTGGGTGCAATGGCTTTGGGTATGACAACCGGGAGCCAGAACGCACAACTTTACACAAGTTGGCTGAGAGTAAACAGCGTAAACCCGTCACTCAACTATATTGAGGTGACTATGTACCCCGACAACCAGACACCCGCAGGGCAGAATTTCCCACCATGCGAGTTGATGAAGATTGCCAGATGGGGCCACCAGACGGACACCACCCGCCAAAGCTGCCTCTATCTCAGTAGCACAGAGGGACGCATTGTTAAGTACGTCCACGTCACAAAACCGATCATTGACAGAACGAATTGGGGAGCCTCATTTGGTACATTGCCGGAGTTTGTTAGGGAACTGACATTTACAGGCGACGATGGGCAACAGCATCCGTTACCTATCCGCGACGGCCTGGATTATATGTATATCCCTGGCATTATCACAATGGATATTATCAAGATAGATTGGCAGGGAAAGCCGATCTGTGAGATAGTGGATCGTGGCCAATGGTCGCCCTATGAAAACTACTACTTTGAGGCACAGAACCCGGACACGGGAATTTATGAGATTTCCGATGTATGGTATGAGGGATGCAAGTACAGATGTTGCGCGAACCTCACTACATACGCCCCCGGTTGGAACGTGACAGATTGGGCCATGATTGAGGGCAACCCCGATTTCACGGTAGAGTTCAATGAGACTGAAACCCTCTTTGATCCTGACCGCTTCGATCTGACTTTACGGATCATTGCCAAAATCTACAATCTGGACGTAACGAGCGACATTTTAGATACCGATGTGATCTGGACGCGATACAGCGAGGATCAAAACGGCATCGAGAGAGTGGCCAGTGATAACGCCTGGGCTATCAGACGAACGGCACAAGGCCCCATTGGTAAGAGCATCCATTTGACGGTAGAGGACTTAGACCTAAACGGCTATGTTCCGAGAAAGGTACGTTTCACGGCCACCGTGACCCTCAGAGACGGTATGAATAACG